TAGATTTGATTGTGTCGATATACTTGGACAGGGGTTCGACTCCCCTCGGCTCCATTATTTAACGTTTCATAGTGTTGCACAACGTTTCAAAAACCTATAAAATCAATGTTTTAATTTCATACGAAAACACACAATAGTATAAAATTGAGTACAAAAAGAGTACAAAATAAAAAAGCCTACCAATTAAGGTAGGCTCATTGTTTATCCTTCGAAATGCATTGCACCGTTCTCGTCTACATAGACCGCAGCACGTTCCAACATTTCGCCATTTCCATTGAAATAGTAATATTTACCATCAATCTTGCGAACTTCTTTAGACACCATGTCCCCATTTGCGTTATCGCAATAGTACCACTTGTCAAAGTATTGAATCCAACCTGTTTTCATTTCTCCGACATCATTGAAGAAGTACCACTTGCCACCGATGTTTTGCCATCCGATAGCCATATAGCCACCAGGCTTCAACCAATACCATAGACCTTGTTCGTCTTGATACCATTTATTGTCAAGGGTGTACCCTTCTTTGTCGAATCTGAACCAGTTTCCATCAATCTTCTTCCAAGTGTTCATTGGATATGTGCCATCTTGGTTCTTGAAGTACCATCCAACAGAATCTTGAATCCAACCTTCTCGTTGAATTGGTGTGCTCGTATCGGATCCATAAGGGAATCGAATATATCCAACGATGCCATCATAAGACCGTGAACTGAATCGAGCGGGTCCACCTACTTCTAAAAAGTTCCAATTTCCGTCCACGTTTTGCTCGATGGTCTTGAGTGTATAGCCATCTGAATCTTCAATGACTAGCCCTGTATGACCGTAATCGATGCCATCGCCAGCCACGAAATGCTTCACAAAGATGTCCCCTGCTTTTGCAACAACTCCAGGTCCTTCATAAATCACTTCAAATCCTTGAGCTTTTGCCGAATCGAGCAAGTTGATGGCATTGCCCCAAAGCCACTTCCCGAAATAGTGGTATGAGATGTAATTTGGTAAATCGGCACATTGAGTCCCGTATACGCCATCAGCATCCACGCCTTGTCCCATCTTCGCCAATGAGACGATAAAATCAAGTACTTCTCTAACTGTTGCCATTTATATATTCCTCCTTATTAGTTTATTGGCCAAGGGTCATTTGTAACATAAGAGATTGTTGAGACCCTAATATCACCAATATCTCTGTCTGTAGGAACAGGGTCATCAAACTGGAATCTTAAGTGGTTATAATCTCCATTGCCCCCTAAATACCAAGTTCCGTATCGGACACCTTTATCGTTATAGATATCACCAATTAGTGAACCTTCTGAACGATAACCTGTTGGAATTCCATTACCTTGAAGAATATAACAATTTCGTTCTCTATCAGACCCTTGCAGAACATAGCCTGCAGAACCTCTTCTAGCAATACCAAACCAACCCCATTGGAGTCCGCCGAATTGGAATGAAACTTGGTTGTTTAAACGTCGTACTTTTAGATATGACGTTCCTAGTTTGGATGCAATGTTTAGGATTTTCCAACCAGTATCACCATATAGAACAGTCCAACCGGTCATACCTGAATTAGTAGTTTTTATCCATTTCACAGCACCATTGGTCTTACGTAAATCTACATAAGTTTGACCGAGAGTTCCTTCAACTTTACCTTCAGGAATACCATTACCGCTTAACTCACTAGATGAAGTTGTAGTAGATGGTGCATTTTGACCTGAGGCTGGGAGAGTAACTGTTCCACCACCATGCGATAGCGATAGTGTGTTGCCGCTAATAGATAGTGTTTGTGGAATGCCCACACCATCTCGACCGTTCTCGCCTTTAGGACCCGTTGCCCCTTGTAAACCTTGTGGACCCGGTTCGCCTCGTTCTCCTTTTGGACCGGGGTGTCCGTCTTGACCTCGCTCGCCTCGAATACCTTGTAAGCCTTGCTGACCGTCTGCCCCTCTTGGTCCCGTCAATCCTTGCGGTCCTATCGGTCCTATCGGTCCACGCTCACCAGTTTCACCCTTGTCGCCTTTCGGTCCGGGTGTTAAGGCAATGTTTTGTAGCTCTTGTTTGGTTGCGAAATTGCTTGTGTCGATTTCAGTCTTGTTCTCTAAAGCCGATATACGTTGTTTTAGAGGCTCGTCATTGTAGATGGTGTCTTTATCCGTCTTTTGCTCTAAAGCCTCAATTTTGCCCGAAATTTTCGAAATCTCGACACGCAAACCACTATCGTCATACGTTCCGCCTTGTGCTTTAATTTTGGCGAATAGCTCATCAAGTTCTTGCTTAGTCACGATACTATCAACATCCACAATTCGCCCCGTTTTGCGTTCGATTAGTGGTGTTTCTTGAGCTCTATCAATTTCACTCACTCTTACGTTAAATACAAACGAATAAACATCCATTGATTGCTCCACTTTTTCAAAGTAGATATAACCAATCACAGGCTCATCGGTAGTGATTAGTGAGCTATCGAATGGAATTGTAATCGTATTGCCCTCAATTGTAGCCTCAACTGTTTTGTATCGTTTTGTGTATTTGAAATAAAAGAGACAAAGAACTTTTGATGCGGTTAGTTCATCAACAGTAAATTTGAATGTTGCTGTGCCTCTATCCTTGCTATAAATTTCATGACCTAACCTTTCAACGCCACGATTGACCGATGAAATGGTTAAAAGTTTATTGATTATTTTCTCCATACGTTCCTCCTTTTTCAAAATAGAAAGAGGACTCACGATGAGCCCTCTGTGGATCCGTATTCTTAGCCTTCAATTTTCTTCAACTCGTTGAATCCATTCACGACAGATTCAATCAAAACTCTCTTCGATGCATCATCCAAGTTGATTCCAGCTTTTTCTAACTCTTTTGTTAAGTTGTCGAATGCTGTTTGGAACTTGTCTTGACTTGCATTGTGCACATCTCGGAAGATTTGTTCCACCGCATTTACGACCGTATGAGCGATTGATTTTGCAAGCTCGTAGTTCTTAGCATCCGTTTTGGCTTTCAATTCTGTCGCCTTTGTTTGGATAAATCCTTTCAATCCTGTGAATGCTAACCCTACTAATACGACTAATACGCTCACGATTCCATTGATGATTGTTGCTTGTAATTGTTCCATGTTCATTCATCCTCTTTCTTTTCGATTTCAATTTCGATTATTTTTTTGAATTTCTTGTCTTGAGTCTTTCGCATTTGGTTGATGTACGGTCTCAACGCTTCGGGGAATGGTAAGCCCAACGCTTCCCAATTCTCCATCAACGACCCCACATAACTCATAATAAAAAATAGACACGTAGTTATTCCTATCTCTCTATGATTGAGAGCTCTAGCATATAGGGCAACTATCATGACTACTGATATGACAAGAAAATGTCTGAGTAGCCCATTTGTGCTCGTTTTACTATCAAATGTTTTCAATTTAAAAGCTTTTATATACCCCGAAACAATGTCAAAGCATACAAGCCAGAATAAAATTTGAACATATGGACTTTTGAATAACGATTGTAAATGGTCTACAAGTAATTTAAATTCTAAATCTGCCATCATCGTTCCATGACCTCAATCGCTGTTGCTAGAGTGTTGATTTCTTGTTGCTTGTTGTTGAGGTCTCGACTCTTAAACTCGATTTTGTCTTGTAGGTTTTGAGCTTGCTGTTCAAGTTTTGACTTGTCGATTGAGAATGTATAGATTTCTTCTTTTGCGACTTCAACTTCTCTCTCAAGTTGAGTCTTGCGTGTCTTTGCTTGTTCTAAATTCATATTTTTGCCCCCTAATTTGTTATTTTGACGCCATCAAAACACAGCCAATTAGTTTGTACATCTTTTATTACTACAACAGTTCCATTCCCTCCCCCATCATCATAGGCTGCAAGTGTGCAGGGGTTATAACTTTCTGTCATGCCCTTCATAAAAGTTTGTTTTTCAATTCTAATTTTTGGCAATTTGAAAACATGTTTCCATGGTTTTACATCTCCGCCTTTGCAACTACCACGCAACTCAATCGAACCGTCAGAGTTCACTTTATATTGCACGGGATGATAATCGTTACTATAATTTCTCCAACCGTTTAGATAAGTAACGTTTGTCCAAACCCCAAAAGTTGGCACATCACTTGGTGTAAATTGAACCCAAGGATGCCATCCCGTGATAGGCGTTTTCCGTCTCATGTAGATAACGTTCGCATCGTATGGTGTATATGTTTGCATCACATAATTTTCATCGCTCGGGTGTGTATTGACTTGGATGTATCCATATTTTTGGGATGTTGTTAGATTTGGAGGTAAGTCACTCATCTCGTGAGAGTAGAACATCCCAGTCTTCATCAAGTTGTTTGCGGATCCTGTCATTTTTATAGACTTACCATCAATTTGAGTAAGCCTTCCGACTTGCACGAGCTCATTGTGTGAGTAGATGTCACCCTTCGCATCGATTGTGCCTCGTTCCCAAATCTTCCCGAATCCAGAGCCTTTCGGAGTCCTACATTGAACCACTTCTTCAGGTCCCACGATTGGAGCGGTGAATGTGAAGCTTGCATAAGCATCCGAGATTGTTCCTTCTACAATCCAAGCCTTATCCGCGGAGAACGTTCCAAACAAGTCCGCATTCGAGTTCGTGACCGAATTAATGACTCGTGAATCAATTCCTCCGCCCTTGTTGTCCGTGAAGTATCCGTCATACGCTGGTTTGACTTTGAATTTCAAACGCATTGGGTTCTTTTGAATCCCATCGACCATAAGAGGTGCGATTTTGGCTGTTCTTCGAACGACAATCGTTTGTTGGTCTCCACCACCTCGAATTGCTTCAAACGATAGCATTGGAGCAAAGTATTGAAGCACCTTGATTGGAACTGTCACAACATTGGACTTGAGCCCACGACTATCGATGACATACGCTTCGACATTGTAATCGCCATAATTTTTGAAGAATTGGAATGTGCCACCATTCGAGGTGATTGCCATTTTTTGACCTACGACCTCAGCATGGAATGTCTTGATTGTGGATCCGTAAGTGCCCTCCATCCCATTGAACGTTCCTACCATCTCGGAGAACGTTTGGACGAATGTATTGTTGCCCACAATGTCTTTGGTCGCTTTCGCTTTATCCACAAGCTCAATGGTCTCGAGTCTCGGTTGTGTTCCACTAGGGAGACCGATATACCATCCCACGCTATATTCATCAATACCGATTTGCTTGTCACCATCGAAGGTTCGTACGCAAATATCAAACGTGCTCGATGCCACGTTCACATTCTTTCTTGCGTTTTCAGGAGATGGAGTGAATTTGACTGTCGTTCCAAGACCTGTTCCTAAATCGTACCAATCAGAACCCCATACCTTATACCAAACTTGATGCGTAAACGATTCGACCTTTCTGTCGAGCGTGACTGTGAGCTCTTGTCCAAGCTCTCTCGTTCCTGTTACGGATGCGACCTTCGACATTCTTGGAATCTTCTCAAATTTATGGGTGAAGCTCGTGTCGATTGAACCTAAATACCATCCACCATAATTGATGCCACTCGTAGAGCCCGACCACAAGAGAATTTTGCGTGTCGCTTGTCCATCTTCATCATGAGTGAATGTGAAGTCCACACTTCCAAGTGAACGCTCTGAGCCCTTAATGAAGAGGTGCTCAATTTTTAAATACTTGTTTTGCCCTGCAAGCTGCACTCCCATGTATGCCCCGTAGGTTGGGTCGAATTGGATTTCATAGCCTCCCGAGTCGTTACCGATGTATAGACTCACTCGTGCGGTCGTTGTGTTTGCCACACGGTCTTGGGAGAGTGTTCGCACTTCATATCGAATGTAAGTGTGCCAGTTCCCATTGAAGTATTGAATTCCCATTTTTTACCTCCTTTCCTACGGTCCTACGTAACGAATTACGTTGTATTTTGGATTCACGTTGTATTGCGATTCGACATAGTAGCCAATTTGAATTGATTTCGTGAACACCCCATTGTCAATGTGGATGACCCCTTGCGAGATGCTCATGACCTCTCGACCACCACTCATCATCGAAATTCGATTTTCAGACACAAGAATCGAGCTATCTCCTTGTGGATTCCCAATTGAGAGCCCTTCATTCCCGAATTTCATGTTGCGGTCGATAGCGTTCCAAATAGCTGTCATAGAGCCTAAATCGTTCTGAATGCCAATCATACGTTGAGAGAGCGACACAAGGTCATCTTGTGCTTGCTTTCTCTCTGACTCGTTCGATTTTACGAACGCTTCATATTTAGCCTTCCACTCTAAGACCGTCTCGAGAGTCGCTTTCGCTTTCATCTCTTGCATCATCACCAATTGCTGGTCTTGTAAATGCTTGAGTTGGTCTTCTGTGATGAGCTTGTCAGCCTTCATCTCGAGCTTTGCTTCGACTTCTTTGATTGGTTTCTTGAAGTCCTCGACACTCGAGACATCGAAGTAGATTTTGCCATCTCTCACTTCCATGATGGGCTTGCTGCCATTCGTGATTGAGATCCGATTCAAATCGAGCGAGCCTGCTGTGATTTGTCGTGCATTGATTTCTAATGATTGAATCAATCCCGCACTAATCTTCTTAGCAATAACTTCATCAGTCGTGATGGTCTCGATAATCTTGTTCAAATCAGCTGTGTCCACTTTACGGATCCATTGCCCATCTACACGTTCATACATGATGGCATATCCACCACTTGGTTTCATCCACTTGTCGCCCTCTTTTGGATTGATAGGCTCAGCCTCATCCAAATACAAGCGACCAATCTTGGTCGTAAGGCTCTCAATGTAATCAAGTTTTTCTTGGACGGGTCCACGATACTTGTATTGTGATTGAGATTGCCCCGATTCTTTCGCATTCGTCTTCGAACTCAATCCACCATCGAATGTGATGTGATGCGAGAACACAGGAATGTCGAATCGTGTATTCTCCGAACCCCAGTAAACTGACACCCAATCACCTGGTTCGGTGTCGATGTCGCCGCGCCATGATAATTCGTAAGGATAGAAGCTCAAATCTCTGTATTTGTTGTACAATCTATCGAGCAATTGTTGAGTCATCCATGGATTCTTGAGAACCATCTTGTTCCCCGAGCGATTTCCCGACACAATCTTGGTCTTATCGACAGTACATTCAATCGAGCCAAGTTTGTACTTGATTTCGTCTCGAACCAATCCAGTTGCCCCATATTGACTTCTCGTGATTTGTTTCGTTGTAGCCTTCAAATCGATGAAGTCGAGCTTGCCATCACGATTGAATCGTGCGAATGTGCCATCCAATTGAGCGAGATACATGATGGCATCTCTGAATGTCGCTTTCTCCAATTTGGTCTTGATGGACACATCTGGGAGATTGATTGCATCACTCACAGGGATTCCAGTCATCGTCACGATTTCTTGGAAGACTTCTCGTGAACTTGATGGATACGAGAGTTTGCTATCGTACTGTCCAAGCAATCTCACGAATTCATCTTGAAGTTTTAATTTTGTAATTTTAGAATTACGGTCGAGCTTGATTTCGGTCACAAAAAAACGACCAAGGGGCAACATTGCCGCTTGACCGTCAATTGTTTGAACACCAAGACTCGCTGTCGATGGCATCATCTCCTCAATTCCTTCAACTATCTGATTCAGTTCGACAGATAGCGAATTGATAAATGTTCCACCAGGTACGAACGATGAGCCTCCCGAGATGGAAGCATCATGTTCGATTTTCTTTAGATGTGTTTTGTCATAAGTCTGATTGTTGAGCGTGAATGAGGCGTGAATCACTCGGACATCAGACACAATCGCATCTCTATACTCTTGAGTTGTTTCCAGCATTTCATCACCTCTATTGCTCAATGAACGATGTTGATACATCGTTGTAGTACGTTATGCCATCGCTGAATGTTCCCATACAACTTCCCGTGATTGTGCTTCGGTATGCTCTAATTGATTGACCTAGCACGACCGCATTGAAGAATCCGCTTGGGATATTTCGAATGGCGTTATATTCATCTTGAGTTAAGATTCCCCAAGATATTTGAATTGTTTTCTTGTTTGCAATGACATCTCCGCTCATAAGACCGTTCGCACTTCGACCAGTCCCCGAGCTCCAAATGATTTCATCGCTGTTTGATATTGATGTTGGAGATGCAAGAGCAACTCCATTCACTATGATTTCCGCCATCTTGCACCTCCTAGAAATCTAATATTGGTTGATTTGTTTTTCTTTGAATTTGGTTGCCAATCTCAAAGATTTTCTTCACGAATGTCTCTCCATCGATGTTGATGTTCATTGAACCCATCAACGCAATGATTTGTTGAAGAAGCATAACAATCTCCGCACTATTGCTCGAATCTTTAGATAATCGAGCAGCTTCACGAGCCATTGCGAGCATCTTGTTCTCAGGTGCCACAATTTCACCGTAGTGCTTGTTATCCCCAATCATTGCAAGCTGTGGAGTGTTCGCTTTAACGAATCCCCCTTGAGCCAACATTGGGATTTGAGGAGTGCTGATTCTACCAATCCAAGCAAATGGACTAACACCCATAACGCTGATTCCACGAATCCCATCAAGGATTCCATTGATTCCGTTGAATGGGATTGTAATCACTCGGTTAATACCTCCGATGATTCCATTCACGACCGTCTTGAATGTTCCGAGAATCCCTTCAGTAATTCCCATGAAGATTCGTCCACCAGTCGAGAATACATCTCGAACGCCTGCCCATGCTTTTGAGAAGATGTTGCTGAACCAATTTGGAATCGTTGAGAAGATGCTTGTGATTGTGTTCCAAGCCCCTTGGAAGATGCCTCTGAAGAACTCAATCACTCCCGAGAACACCGCCTTGATGCCTCCCCAAATTCCACTAAACCATGAGCCAGCGACACTAAACACGTTCACGATATTAGACCATGCGTTCTTGAACATCGTTCCGAACCATGAAGCTACGTTCGATAGTGCGTTCACAACATCGTTCCATCTATCCTTGAACCATTGTCCAATAGATTTGAACACATTCACGATGCTGTTCCAAGCATTGGTGAACATAGTTCCGAACCAAGTTGCTACGCCGCTTAGAGCTGACATCACATCATTCCAACGATCCGCAAACCATTGTCCTAGACCGATCCAAATAGATACAATATCATTCCAAGCTAATTGGAATCCCTCAGGCAGTAATGTCATCAATTTATCCGCAAAGTCAGATATTGCGACCACAGCCTCACCGAACATATCGAAAATCCAACTTACAAAATCAAATACACCTTTTAGTGCGACTGAGATTCCAGCAATTGCAGAAAGTAATAAACCACCTAACAAACCAGCAATAACTCCGAGAATCGGACCTAATGCACTATCAAGTAGGTTGTATAGTGGTTCAAGAACTGTCCAAACCTTACTTATAGATTCCGCAATGCTTGAGATGGCATTGCCTAATGAATCAATCATAGGCTTCACAAATTGCTTGTATACACCTTCAAATGCTTTCCCAACTTTTTCAAGAATTGGATTCACATGATTGTTGAATCCATCGATAATTGTTCCAACCAATCCCGATATCATATCACCCCATTGAAGAATCAACGGACCGATACTATTATCGTACACACGTTTAAACATCTTCCCAACATCTACGACAGCTCTTTCGAGAGTTTCAAATATTGGTGCAATATTCTTCAATGCTGTGTTGATTGCTTGAGTCAATTTAGGAGCGTTCTTAGTGACAATCGTCTCGATGGCTTTCATCACATCTCGTCCGATTTTAGAACCGATTTCTTCAATATCAGCGTAGAGACTAATGAATGCCCCTGCGATTGCTGTTCCGATTTTGATTGCTCCTTCGCTTGTCAAAATCTTATAGATTCCATCACCTAACGCTTGAACAATGTTCCCAGCTGCTTCATACATATCTCCACGAGCATCAAAGGATTTGATAAGAGCTTGCTTGATTTGTTCTTTGTGATTGTCAAGTGCATTCGCAATGGATTCAGTTAGGAATACACCGATTCCTACTCCCACAGAAGCAAGTGCACCAACAAATTGACCCCACATATATGCCCACTTATCGAGCATCGTGTTGAACGATTGGACGACTTGTGGATCCGTGAAGATTTCTTGGAGGGTAGCTCCGATTCTCTCAAGAGCCACTTTCATTCGTTCCAAACCTTCGGAGTGGAATGCAGCATCGAATCCAGCTTTGAATTTTGCCAAAAGCTCCCCAATTCGACCAAAGAGGTCTTCGAAGAATTTCTTCAATTGGTTGTCTCCTTCGGCAATCTTGCCCATGTCAACTTGAGCACCTTTTGGTTGGAGACCTCCGCCTCCACCACCACCTTTTCCTTTGCCTTTACCGCCGCCTCCGCCGCCTCCGCCTCCGCCAGAGTCGTCATTTGGTTCGGATAGTTTGTTGATTTTGTCAAAGCCCATCAAGGACTTCATTTCTTTCGCCGCCTTCTTAGCAGCACCGCCAGCTTTGTCAGCAGCTCCACCAGCCCCATCCATAGCATCAGCCATGTCGCCAGCTCCACCGCCTGCACCTTGCATGTTGTCCGCAAGATTGCCTACTGCATCAGCGGTCTCTTGTATTCCACCACCTGCTTGAGATTTCTTACCTGTCAAGAGCTCGGTAAGTGCCCTAAATGCGTTCCCGACAGTTAAGAGCTTACTCAGTAGGAAGTTAAGAACTTGAATCACAGGCGTGAATAAGTTGATAAGACCTTGCCCAACGGATGCCATGAACGATTGGAATTGCAATTTCATAATTCGCACTTGGTTCGCCCACGAATCGCTCGTCCTTGCAAAGTCACCACTTGCAAGAGCTAATTGACTTTGAACGAATGCGAATCTAAGAGCCACTTTCTCAGCTTCAGACATCTCAGCAGTCGTCTTGCCAAATCCATTCGCCATTGCGTATGCATCAAGGGCTGTTTGAGTCATTACGACCCCTAAGTCCTTCAATGTTTCGGTCTCGCCTGTGAACACAGATTTCAATTTCGTATATGCTTCATCTTGACTTACGTTGTAGAAGGATGCTACATCCCCCGCCAAGCTCGTCAACGCTGTGGACATCTCGTAGGCTTGTTGTTCGCTGAATCCAAAAGCCTTGGACATCGCTCCGAATGTCCCTGTGTAGCGTTTAGCCATCGTCTCAGACAATCCCGATGCGTACATTGCCGATTTTGCGAATTCGTCAACTTGTTTCGACATCTTTGGGAATGCCACATCAACCACGTTTTGAACCTCATTCAAATCGGACCCGAGCTTGATTGCCTCAGACCCAAAATCAATGAGCTTCTTGACCGCAAACGCACCAGCGAGGACTTTTGCGAATCCCATGACTTTTTGTTGGATTCCGTTCAATTGATTCGTGAATCCTTGTTGATTCACCACCAATCCCAATTCAACATCGCCGATTTTAGTTGCCATTTGTCCACCTCCTTACTTACCATTCAGAAAAAGCTTGTTGAAGTTCCTTGAGAACCGCATCAAGCTCTTCTTGTGTTCGTTGTTTTGCTCGTTTATTTCGCCACTCATCCCGAATTCGATGTTGTCCAGGAGAGAACGATTCGAGCATTTTCGGGTCATCCTCGCTTCGAATTTGGATAATTCGTCCAAGAGGAGTCTCCGATGAAAGTCCAGAGACTAGAGCTCTGAATTCTTTCCATTTCATATCTTTAAAATCATAAGAATAGAACGAGATGCCATATTGCGTTCTAAATGATGAGACCATCAAGTCCCAATCCTCGAAAATGTCGTAATATGGCTCACCTATTCCCCCGCTTCTTGGTCTCCTACAATCAAATTGATTGCCTCACGAATGAGTGCCATCCAGCTTTTGAGATTTAGGCTTAATTTCTCAATCTTCACACGGTCTTGTTCGTTGAAGATGATTTCATATAGATTCTTCATTTGGGCAACAGTCGGATCCCCATCAACGCCACTCATGACTTCCATGAGCTTGAGTGCTGTTGGAGCTGAATCATCTACTTCGATGGTTACGTTTTTAATTTTGATTTTTGGTTTTGATTCAAAGTTTAGTTGTTCTGTGATGTCGATAATCTTACCCATTATTCAAATACCTCGCTTTTCATTGTTGTGAATACTTCTGTCGTTTCTGTTTCTTCTACTTCACCGATAAGTGGAACACCAATTCGATTGTGTTCGGTCGTCAATTCGTGGATTCGTTCATCCGTCATTCCTGTTGTATCGAATTCATCATCGACTTTGTATTCCTTGCGAGTTTCCGCATCGATGAAGTTGATTAGTGCTTTATGCATTAGTTTTCCTCCTTGCCAAATAAAAAAGAGGGGCGATGTTCACCCCTCCACTTGTTTTCGTGATCCTTAGCCTGCCGCTGTATATTCTGGTTTACCATTTGACATGATGTCGAATGATAGTGGTGCGGCTGCTGTGCTATCACCAGACATGAAGTCTTTGATGTTGATGACCGCTTCTTTGAAGACTAATTTAGATCCGTCTGGGAAAGTCCATTGGAAGTCTTTTTCCGCATCACGCCCATTCTTCAATGCGATAGCAGCGATTGCATCGTTACCAGTGTCACCGATGTGTCGTTTCCCTGATACTGAGATTGTGACTGATTTAGCTGTCATCAAGCGGCGTTTCCATCCTTTGTGTTCGAATGGAGACCATTCTTCAACACCATTGTCGAATGATACTGAAAAGCTTTCTAATTCTTTGATTTCTGTCCAAGTTGGAGCGTCTTTCGTTCCTGTGTTTACTTGGAATTGGTTTTCATAAACGGGGAATACCCCTGTTCTTTTTTCTGCCATTTTTATTCCTCACTTTCTAGTCTGTAATAGATATCTAATTCGATGACACGCTCGTACACGTTATTGTCATCAGTTCCCACATCAATAGGCTCGTTCGATAAGAGTCGAATCATTTGGATTGGAGTATCACCAATCACCACGTTTTGAGCTTTTAGGATTTGGTTGAAGAGGTAGTTCGCACGCTTTTCAGTTTCGTTCGCATTCTGATTGTGATGAATCAAGATGCTGACCGATTTCACATCATAGCTTGCCAAATCCCTCCCACCAATAGCGATTCGTGGTTCGACATTCGTCTTTCGTTGATAGACTCCAATGCTATACATTTTCTTATTGTCGAGTTTCCCGATGTAGTAATTTTGAGCTGCGTGAAAGGATTCCAACCAATCTCGCACTTCTGCCAATGTTATCATCTTTATACCCCCGAAATTTTCTTGTATAGAGCAGCATAAGCCTTCTTGATGTCCTCTTGTTTCGAACCTTCGACCCAATCATCCATCCACTTGCCCTTAGCGTGTGGATTCGTGCTCGTGTTGAAGTTGTATTCTGGATGGAAGTACAATCGTCTTGCGTATGGAGTAGAGTGGGTCAAAGATACTCGACCACCACTAGACCCCGAGTAATCAACTGAGAACGCCTCACCCTGCAATGTACCGTCTCTAAACGGGACCACTTGGGCGTTTACTATCTCGGTGTGTAAATACTCGCCAGTTTGCTCCAACGCTTGAATTTGAGCCCTCTTGAGCCTTCCAATGACCCCGAAGTCGAACTTCACTCGACTATTTGCATGAATCATCGTCCATCACTCCAATCCGAGATAGGTATAGTTCACAGAACCGTCCGGATTTCGTGATTTTCGTGTGTCTGCAATCTTTCTCTCTACTCCATGGATATTTACACTCCCGCCACTTAAAGTCGCTAAATTAGGGGCAATATCGCCATTAAACAACGCTGACCCCGTGAGCTTCACAATTTTCTGTTGATCCGTGAGCACGGTTACGACTTTGTCTTGGTAGTTGCAAAACAAATCGGCTTCAAATGCCTTGATAGGTTCGCCATCCTTCGACACTTCTTCACTTTGTACAATCACATGGATTGGAGTCTTGCAAAATTGTGGAAGAACTAAACTTGGAAAATGCATCAAATCACCTTCCTTGTAAGTCCGCTTTGGTTCAACAATTCAAATGTGCTTCGCTTCATTGCGATTCCATTCATTGTCACCACATTCCAAGAATCACCAAAGTTCATCGATACTCCATTGATGGAATACGATGAAAGAGCGGTCTCGATTAAGTCTTTGTTTTCAATCATGAAGTCAGCCATTTGACAACACACCTCACGAACGACCGATTGTTGGAATGGAGTGAGATTATCAAACCCCATCCCCACAATACGATTGAATGTTAGTGTGTCTATATGCTGACTTGCTGTCTTTAAGATGCGATTGAGATTTTCTGAATTGTGAGTTCCAAGATATTCGTTCTTATAGAACACTTCATCAGCATATATCATGATTACTCACCCGTTTCTTCTGTTGATTCTTCTTCAGGCGTGTCGTTTCCTTTGTTGTTTCCTTTACGGTTTCCTTTTTTGCTTAATTCCAATACTTTTTTCTCTAGTTCAGCAATTTTGTCAAGAGCTTCATTGTAAGTAGATGAATCTACTTTTTGAGTACCTGAATCGATTTTAGTGTGATTTTCATCATAAATGTCGAAACCTCTAGATTTGTAGTATTCTTTTTCAATTTCTGAAATTGTATAAACTAGATTGTCTTTTTCTGCTGTATACATTCAAATTCCTCCTTGATTACGCTTGAGCGTTGATGAAGATACCATTCGCACGGTTCTTCACTAAAAATGCGTCCATGTAGAAGCGTGATTGTAGTAAGTAGTTGTCAGCTGTTCTTGAATCTTCACCAGGTTCGAAAGCGTTGATGTAAGAGTATTTGTCACGAGCGATGACAGCTGTTGGATGTACTAAAATGAAGTTGATTTGTTTAGCATCGGCAGCAGCAACACAACCTTCAGTGAAGTTGTATTTTGATTTTAAGCGAGCTGATTGCACAACTTTAATTTTTACATCATCTAAGTCATAGATTGAGCGTTTAACTGAACCTTCACCAGTAACACCCATCACACGTTGGATGTCTTTTGCTTCTTTCAATAATTTGTTCACTTTTGGAGTAACGTATAATAGACGACCAGCACCAGGAACGCCAGCTTCGTCCATTTTCTCCATTGCTGAATCAAATTGTTCCAAAATGTTTTCAGCTGTAAGAGCCTCAGTTGAGATTGTTGCTCCATTTGCTGCGTATGCAGTAGCCTCTGCATATAATTTAGAAAATACATAGCTATCTTTTTCAGGAATTGTTTGCTCTTCCTCTAATGTGTTTTGAACATTTCCAATAGAAACAGTTTTGTTTGTTTCATCAACATCCATCGGATCAATTACAAATTCGATTGAACGGTCGTGAGATAATTTCTTAGGCTCCCAATCGTTCGTGATTGTTCCTGTGTTGAATCCTAATGAGCCACGAGTGTGGTCTTTATAACCTGATAATGTGATGCTAGGTAATTTGATTGTTTGAGCATCCATGAATTTTACTTGTTTATTAGATTGGAATAATTCATAAGATGCTAATTCCTTAGCGTATTTTTGCTCTAATGCTGGAGCGAATTGTTCTGCGTATTTTAATACCATAATTTATTTACCTCTTTTCTTTTTTATGTCTAAACTCCAAAAATCTTGAAGAGTTCATCATTTGTTGTCGATTGTTTGACATCTCCCGTGGATCCGACTTGAGTGAATCCTGTTGGTGCTGTCGCTTCTGGTTTAAAAGCTGGAACGTCTTCCAAGACTTTTGCAATGACAGCCTCATAGTCTTCATTCTTAGAATCCAACGAGAGATTGGTTGAATCTGCCAACTTCAAAACGTATGGCAACACGTTCGAGCCAACTCCTTGCTTCATAGCAGCAAGTTGCAAGTTGCTCTCGATTCTTGTTTGAAGTGCTTGAGCTTGAGCCACTCGAAGCTCTTCTTGAAGGGTTGCTACATCAGGTTGGGCGGAGGCTTTTTGACTTTTAAAGCTTGAGATTGCTTGTGCCATCTCTTCCCCTGTTAAGCCTTGATTCTTGAAGTAGTTCTTCAAGACTGTGTCCTCTGCGACCTTCTGTTTGCCTTCCACAATGCTCGCAATCTTCTCATAATCAATCGCTGGAGTACTCTGAGCGGGATTGTTTGAGTTTGCTTGCGGATCTTGTGTTGTTGATGCTCCAGCGTTTGCCGATTCATCAAAGAAAAATAGTTTGTGTTTGAACATTTTCATGTTCCTCCTCTCAGTTTTTAGGGTGTCTCCCTTTTTTCAGTTTTGTGCTCAGGTGTCTCCTCGTAGTTTTACGCCTTCGGGCATACCAAAAAGAGCCACCCTCCGGATGGGTGACTCTAATTGGTTTATTTATTTAATTTTTGGATACAAAAAAAGCACCTAACTTTTCGCTAGATGCTTAATTATATTTTTTACCGATTTCAAGGGCTCTTTTTCTGAGCTCCTCTAGTGTTATTTTGCCTTCATCAAGAAGAATGTACAATTCATCTATTTCTTCACTCATACCGGGACGAGAATCAAAATAATCCTTATAACTTTCTTCAACTTTTCTCTCTCTTTCCATCAATAGTTCTTCTTCTGTCATGGTAAGATATAAACCTCCATTTCGTTTTTGCTTTTCAATATTGCTTCATATTTTGCGTTCCTATTCAATACAAATTCTTTTTCGCTTTTGAATTGACTGTAATCACCAATATATGCTCCACTCGTTCCTTTTGGTAAATGGAACTTAACAACAACGCCACCATCGACACTCATATTCGAAAATCGTTTGGCGACTTTTTTATCAATGGACAAGTGTTTGAACTCTTTGAATTCATTACCCGATAATATTTGATTAAATTCTTTTAGAGACATTCCACGATAAGCAATGATGTCATCTTTCAATTTGAACTTCTTGAACGATTCTTCCAAAACATTCGCCATGTTTTCGAGTTCTTCTCTGTTGCTTGGATTGAAGTCTTTATTGTACGCAATTTTATTCAAATCGTGATAGTAATTGCCGCCTGTTAGAAGTCTAACCGACTCTTGTTGCGTTCCTGTCAATTTCTTGAACCATCTGTCTGAAGATGCTTTGATTCGTTTCAAAACATCCCCTTCAACGTTAACATAATTATACTCTGGTTTTGGCTTAGGTTCAATAGCTTTTTCTTCCAACTCGAAAACTTTATCTTTCAACTCGAGTCCATTCTTTTCTTCGAACGAATTTAGTTGTTCTCGATATTCCTTCACCTTACCACGCCACTCAGTAGCACGAGCATGGTATATCTCTTGGTTCTCAGCATCAAGACTGTTCTTTGCTAGACGATTATAGCTCTTTGCTTGTCGTTTAGCATGATTGAGCTTGTTTTCAATAAGCTGTCGTTCCTTGATGACGGGCTTCTCTTCATAGTACCTTGATTCGGGCTTTGAGCTTATGCCTTCGAAGTATGTCGAATGCTTATCCTTGCAATTAGGATGATACAATCCAGCAGCCATCGCTGAGCTCATGAGTGGATAATTACCATCCTTAGCACTTCCACCACTCCACACATCATCGATGAGGACTTTCCCTTCAAATGGCATACACAATGGACAGGCATTGAATCGCTTGTTCAATATGACCGTAGACACGCCCCATTCCTGTCGTTTCTGACCTTCGCCCATTAGATAGGCTCGTTTGCTTGCTGTTCTCACAGCCATGTCAGCATACGACACGATGTTGTGGACAGCTCCATTTGAGTACGTGATGCAATTCAACCCATTCTTCAGAAAGTCGCTTGTTGCCATGTCCACAGCCTTCTCATAAGTGAGGGCTCCCGAACTTGCTGCAACTTGGGATTGGAAGATGATTTGTCGATATTTGTCGTTCGCATATCGAAGCACAGCGGTTTGAGCTGTCTTCATGTCGTGTTCGACCGCATTCATCAACGCATCTAATCGCTTTTGATTCGTTTGGAAGAATCCAGCACTTAGACCACGTTCACGCTTTAGAACGTAGCCTTTCTCGAGTGCCTTCAACACATTGAGCTCCTCATCGCTTGCACCTTGCAATGATGCATTGGCGATGGTCTCTCTGATTTTCTTATTCATCGACTTAAATTCAAGAACGTACTTCTTAGCAGCCTCTTGTTTGAATCGTTGAAGTTCTTCGAGTTGGATTGCCTGCCATTGAGTCCATTCGATACCAAGCTCAGTTTCTTCCGCTTTGTGTTTCTTGAGATTCCTCGTCATGGACTCGAGCAATTCATTCTCGATTCTTTCAAATGCTCGACTAACATCATAACCCATTACAATGCACCTTAAATCCTTTCAATCGATATTCTCGAATCAATTTCTTGAGTTGAGTTCTCGATGTTGGTTTCAAATTCATCATCTCAATCTGATTCTCTTTCTCGACCGCATAGATTCCAAATGGACAATATTCTTTACTCATGTTGAGAAGGGCTTTCGCTTGATCCGTTCTCATTTGGTAGTTCTTGTTCATGATTCTCACTAGCAAGTTCATCACCTCTTTCAACGCTGAATCCATCTAAGTCCGTGTTGAGATAAGGCTCTTCGACCTCGCTGATGCCTTGCTCAGACTTCAAGCGAGTAACTTCCTCGGACTTCCATTGCTCGTCCTTAGAGTCGCCATAGAGCTCATCTACTGAAGCTTCGATGGACATGATGCCGCTTGTTTTCGCTTTTGCAACTGTCTCAACTTGAGATTCGAATGATGGGTTCGCATATTCGCCAAATGGAACGTTCACCGTAATCTCTTCGATAGGTCTACGATTCAATACGTTGAAGCTATTGATTGTCATAGATACTAATTGAGGAATAAACTCTTGCAACGCTTCAACAATCGTGTTGCGTGTGTATAGAGTAGTCTTCTCTTTCTCACGCTGTGCCTCAGCATTGTCAAGCTTCTTCACATCAATCCCAATCGTAGAAGGGCTCACGATACCTTGCAATGCCAAATCCAAAGCTGTCACGTAAGTTGCCAAATAGCTCTCGTGTGGGATGTTCGCTTGTTGTAATGTAATCTCGTTGCTTGCTCCTTCAGATTTGTCCGATGCTATCTTAATGAATCGATTATCGAATGCGTTCGGCTTCATGAATGTCCCAGTTTTTGGGTCCCGTGGGAGCAACGATTCGGGAATATATTCTTTTGTTCGACCGCTTCGAAGTGCATCCATCCATTGAGACCACGCCTCATCCAACGCATCGAATGAGTCCGTCTTTCTGTCGAAGATGGATTCGCCTCGTCCTCGTTCGATATCAGATTCAAAGATGCTAAATGGCACACATAGAATCAAATGCTTGTCGAACGTGAAGTCGTTGATGTTTTGAGTGTATTCAGTTGAATGAATATCCAATTCAGCATCACCACGATAAAGCTTATTCGTTACGTATCCGAATCCATAATGTTCTTCGAGTGTATACGTTTGTTTATTTTCATCAAATCGAGTCATGAAGACGACTTCATGCAATCGTCCACGCTTGTTCTTGATTTGGACCCGTTCACCACTTACCCATTCGATGATAGGATATTGAGACACATCCGAATCAAACGAGATTCTGAATGCTCCATCACCAATCACAAGAGCATCTTTCACCGCTTCTTTCAATTGTTTTTTGAAGTTGTTATCTTGTGCGATATTCTCCCACAAATCTTGATACTTGGATTCATCGAATTCCAAATCATTCATGTCGTAAAGCACCGCATCTCTCAAGACTTTCACGATGATTCCCGGGAGCCCCGTGTGAATCTTTCTGATTTCTTGTCCTGGAGTTGAATGTGCACCCCAAAAGCTGAATCGTGTCGTTGATAGTTGAGAGTAAAGTTGTTGCAACTCGTAGGACTTGCCACGATACCAAATTCGGTTCTTTGCAGCGTTGTCCTCGAATGTCATCTCTTCATTGATGACGATTGCACTTGGTTGAGCTTTCTCAATTCTCAAAAAGCTCCTCATTCCATTTCTAATCATATTCACCAGCCCCATCGATTTCTTCTTCTCCTCTCTGTTGTCCAATCATGTACTTGTATGGTAACCACGCATATTGATTCGCATTGATAGTGTGGTCGTTCTTGTCTTCGGGTTCTTCTTTCGTTTCTTGCCACGAATAAGCATTCATTTCTTTGATGTGTTCCACGCAATCTTCAACGACCAAATAGAATCCCCGAGCAATCCAACCAATTTGAAGGTTGATTCGGTCGATGATTTTTGTTTTCTTGTATGCATTATTGAATTCATATACGGATCCAAAATTGCGTTTGTATTTTAACATCTCGGTGATTGTTGCTTGGTCGGCTGAATCGATAAACGAATCCCGACTGAAGCCCCATTCTTCAGAATTTCGGTCAAGGAATGCAATGAACCTCTCGACCGTGTCAGATGGAGCGATTGGCGTGTCTAAGTCCGCATTGTTGTAGACTTGCTCACTCAATGTAACCAAATGCCCATCATCCGTGATGCCTTGGAATATCATCGCAATCGTGTCTTCACTTGTTCTTGAGTACGCTGTATCGAGCCCAGCTGAGAACATCACATAATTGAATGTCTTTGCTTTGGCTTTCGTGATTACGTGCTTCTTATTGTCGAAGTTAGGGAAGACCAATCCTGTTGCTCGACCTCGAAGTCCTTGAATCTTGTTCTTGTACATCTTAGTCCCAAGTGGAACTGAGTCGATTTTCTTTTGAATGTCCTTATCACTCAAAGATTTGTTGTCTTTGAACGTAAAGAACCAGTATCTCCATTTGGGGTTGTGTCGTTCTTTCAAGTCAGCCATAATCTCACGAGGAACATCGCTCTCGTATTTCTTGTACGGTCTTGAACGATTGATGAATTCCTTGTACACAGGTAAATCAGGATTGTCGGGATTCAGAGTCGCCATCAAATAGTCGTTACGAGCTGAGACCTCACGAACGAATTCGATGTTCGCTGTGTTGACCTCATCGATGTACACACATCCATATTGTCCACCAAGAGCCAATTGCCATTTCTCTTTCGTATCGTATCCAAGAATGTAGATGATTTTATCCTCGAATTTGATATGTGGAATCTTGTAATCTTTATCCCCATTCCCAAAATAAAAAGCATCCCGATGGATGTCGAGGATGCCATTGTCTTGGTTGATTAAGTTCTTCTCAGCAACACCGACCGTCTTCGCTGCAATGATGTGGAACTTCTTCTTGCTCCTTGAGACCATACGCATGAACTTGACACCCAAGCCCACCGTTGTCTTGCCGGCGGCTGTAGTGCCCTCAAGGAAGTCAGCATCCACATTGTCAACCGTGTTGCAAAAATCGATGTATTTTTGAGATAGAGGGAAGCTATTCATCAAGACCACTTCCACCCAATTGGTTCACGATGTCATCGAATTTCGGTTTCGATTCAATCTGAGCGTTGATGTCCACACGATCCGTGAATGTTCCATATCGCTTGCCTAGAAGCTCAGCCGCTCGTGTTCTCGATTGTACGTTCGGGACCGCTTCGATGACCTTTTGAGTTCCTTCACCATCCAAGACCAAAAGAGGTTCGGTCTTCTCACCACGCATCACGCTTGTGAGATATTGAAGAACTTCTTCTTGTGTTGCAATCTTCTCGGATTCGAGCTTTGCAAGTCGTTCATCGATATAGCTTTTTATTCCTACATTATCCAACAATTTATGGCTTTGAGATTTTGCATATTTTTCAGAATAACCAGCTTCAACCGCTGATTTATAAAGATTCCCTGTGATGATGTACTCATCCGCAAATCGTTGTTGTTTCAATGTCATTTTCGTCACTTTCCATCACCTCATTTCTATATTTAACGATAACAAAAAACCTCGGGCGTGGAGGTCCCGAGGTAAAAATAAATAAAAGGAGTTTTCACACATGACTAGATGCTTTCGTTCTCTTACACCTTTTCACAATATCAATATATCACTTTAAAAGTGGGACAGCAACGCTTTTTCGTCCCTTTCTAAACTTCTCCTAATTTTCCAAGTAATATGTTGCAAGCTCTATCGCACGCACGCATAATCACGTTCTTATTCGTGAAGTGTTTCTTCGCAAGAGAGCGATAGTCATACACATCATCAAAATAGTATTCTGTGACATATTCTCTTTGTTTATCATCGAGCTCTTCGAGAGTTTCTTCCACACATTTCTTCCAAAAGAGACGATTTTGAATATATTTGTCACTCTCGAATCGAATGAGCTCGTTTTCCGCTGCTTTCGAATTCGTTCCTTTTGCACGGATCCATGAATTCACATCTTCTTCCCTATGGCATAACATATCGAATTTTCTCGATGTGATTTCACGGTCATAGTATGGATATTCTCTGAATCGAATCTCAGCGATTTTCTTATCTTTCATTCAATCCCTCCATTTCAAGAATTTGATTGAAGATGCTCTTCACTAGGCTGATAGGAATGTTCGAGCGATTGTTGTATCCATTCATCAATTTGAAATTGATGTCACTTGGTTTGTTTCCTGTTTTCAATTTTAGCTCAACATTGGACTTGAATCTTGTTGGTTTTTGGATTGGATAATTATCATATTGATTGTAGTGAACCAAATTGTCATACGGGATTTTGAATCCAAGAACTCTGTCGATATAGTCCCATATCTTCGAGCTCGCAGGATTCTCAATGACATAATATTTCGGATTGTATCGTTTAATGATTTGAATCAAGTTATGAGTACACAATTCACCATTGATTCTTTTGACGATTTGTCTTTCTGGTTTGAATTGATATCGCTCGTAGTCATTGAAGTCTCTGATTGTGAATGGGCTTAGTGGGATTTGTGGTTCGAATAAGCAATCATCAGCTCGTTCTTGTTTCCAACAGGCGTTCCCTTTGTCCATTGAAGATGCAATCGACCAAAACTCACAAGGAGGACTTGCAATGATGAGATCCGGGTGAGGGAGCTTATCAAGAGTCTCATAGAGCTTGTTGTCTCCGAAGAGGTACGAATAATCAGCAAGATTCAAATGAATGAAGTGATTGTTCTTGTTCTCGATATCCAATCCCACAGAATAGATTGTCATCTTCTGCCCCCCCTCATTTAGCTCTTTAACGCCTTGAGAGTAGCAGCCATTCCCTGAATCAAACAATGCCCATACAATCATTCAATCAACCTTTCTAATCTATCGACTTGAAATCCCATCCAAGTCTTGTTCGGGTCCTCGAATTCGTCATCAATCACCACAACAGGAAGCGATGTGAATCCATAATGTTTCAAGAGCTCGAATGCCCCGGGATTCGCTTCGATGTCCACATTCTCAAACTCAATCTTGTTTTGATTCAACCACATCTTTGTCATCTCGCATTGCATACATCTATACTTTGAATAAACTGTCAACATCCGTCAAGCCCTCCTCGAATGATACTCCTGCTAGATGCATAAAATTGAAAGAAGCACTTTTCTTTTTATGATTCGATGCACTTACATAGTCAAAACACAATACTGTAAAAAAGTTCGTGCTGAATCTTACGTTTGACACATTTTCAAATTTAAGAGTGTTTCCATTTTTTAAAAAGATAATTAGTTCCATTTTATTCCTCCTCTAAATCCATAAATGGATTGATGTTTTCATCAATGTCATAGACTTTCGCACTTGGAAAGTTAGAAATTTCATCAAGTAGTGCTTGTACCCTTTGTTTAAACTCTTCAGACGTGTCATCCCATAAACAGATAAACATGTCTTCATAACCTTCAGATTCCATATTTTCATATATCCCATCCAATACAATTTCAGCGGATAATTTGATTGTTCTTTCTTTTAGAGTTTTCCAACCACTTCTCTCATCCTCATTTAACGAGTTCCATTCACGTTTTAAATCGCATGCGTATATTTGAGAATGGGTTTGTTCGTTAATAACCAAATCATCATCTTGTATTTCGTTAATTGTTTTCATCTACTCATCCTCCTTTATATCTAGGATCCGTTTGCTGCTTTCCCACACTTGTCTATACGAAAGCCAAGGGGATATGTACATAAATAGATTTTCATCTTGTTTTATCACAACTTGCTCGCCATAGTGTCCATCGATTTCGATTGGTCCGTGTTTCTTTTCGTAAGCTTTGATAATTTCATCGATGTTTAGTTTCGTTTGAATCAATCCTCCTAAGTCGCACTCATTAGTCCACATTGTTCAACGTGTTGAGGTAAAGAACTCAATAACTCTTCAACCATTTTAGGATTTTTCTTTGCCCATTCGTTCATGCGAATAGCATTGTCTATCGCCTTCAGCGATGTTTCAAATCCAATTAAGAAAGCAAATCGTTCATCATAGCTCATCTCTTCCAACTGTCCATAATTGATATCTTCTTGGAATTGCTTCAACGCTCTGTCATACATCGACATGTCCTTGTACTTACAATGCGCAATAATTAAGTAATGCACATCGTCTTTTAACTTTTCAAATTCATCTTTAGCCAATTGACTTCACCGCCTTTTCTAAATTCACTAAATTTTCTACAATACGGTCTCGAATATGAGCTGCAACTGAATACGGGTCTTTCATAAATTTAATCAACGTATTCGCATTCACTTTTAACGCTTTGGAAGCAGCTAACATCTTTTCACTCGAATCTTCAATCATCCCGTGGATGTAAGTAATAGCTTCACCGTAATTCTCACCCATATATTTAAAAGCCACTTTGCTAACTCGTTCTTGATACGGGTCCTTAACGATAGTTCCTTCGATGGAATGTTCTTTAATAAACTCTAGTGCCTGGTTTGGCGTTTCAAAGTGCATTGCTTATTTAATGTCGTTTGTAAACTTGTGCGTATATTGTGGATGGTTCTTTGCAAGATATCCCATCATGCTTGAGTAGTCTTCGATACGTTGGAAGTACCATTGAGGATATTTAGCATCTCTAATGACATACAATTTAATATGATTCATGAGCATCGCTCCTTTACTATTTTTTCTTCTAATTCATGACCTGTGACACGTGTGACATGTGTGACACGTTTTTTTGAAAAATATAAAATATAAATATAAGAATGTTGATTTAATAGGCTTTTATACTTACTTTTTACTTTTTTACTAAAAAACATGTCACAGGTGTCACATATATATATAAAAGTATCTATAAACGTTGATATAACAACATTTTGAAGTGTGACACCATTTTTAAAAAACGTGTCACATTGCCGGCACAACGAGTCACAAGTGTGACACGTTTTTAGTTTTGTGACACTAGTACGTGTCACAAAATTAGGTAATAATTCTTTGATAACCTCTTATTAATTTTCCGTTGACTCTGAATCGTTCTTTTTTCCAATCTAGTAAATTATCCATAATGAAACTAATCTTTCGAGATAGTTTTTGGTCGTTCGATTCTTTATGGAACAGATTGAACATAATCTCCCGAGTAGCCACTCGATTCATCGTTTGTCCACCTGAAGTCCAGTCAGGACTGTTTGCAAAATATTTAGTCGTATAAATATATTGATCAGTTGTTGTTCTACTTTCCCAATCCTTAGGAACGGGCATTTCTAAGTATTGAAGAATCTGAAGTTCAATCTCATCTCTGAACATAAATTGCTCACGATATTCAACTAATTCCGCTTCCGTTTCTTCATCAAACATCAAATCCATGCCGCTTTTATAAAGGGTTACGGCTTCGCCCCAGATTTGTTTGACTACTTCATCCGTCATTTTCATAGGATGTTTTTTTTGTTTGCTATTACATGCTAGTACAGGTAAGAACCGACGTTCTCCTGTTTTGTCCTTGAGGTATTCAACGTGATTGCTTGTGCGTGCTAGAACGAAATTCTTTGCGAATTCTTGCGTTCTCCGCATGTACGGCTTTCTGAATCGTAAGCTTGTTTTTGATATGAACGATTTTGTTTCTGCAAAGCTCATGCGATCACTAGCAACCATTTCGTCGTCGTTCACGATTAAATGTTTCAGCATGATGTCGTAGTTGTCTTTGTTTGCAAAATCAGTGACTGCATCCGTGTACCAGTGACCGCCAAGCTTTTGTAAGAACGAGGTCTTACCAACACCCTGCCCACCTACCAAGTCCAAAACGTAGTCGAATTTGACATAAGGTTCATATACTTTGGCAACAGCACCTACCATCCACATTTCAGCGATTTTAGACACTAGAGGGTCCTGGTTAGCTCCTAGATAGACTTGCAGCATTTGTCCAATGCGTTTTCGTTTATCCCAGTTTTTCTCAGCTTCTTCCATATACTCTTTTACTGGATTATAGGAACGTTCTGATAAGAAGGTTTCCATGCCATCTATCATCGCTTGAGATGTAAATGCTGCACCCGTGACATTCTCAAAATATACTTTGACTACCGATTCAAAATTCGAGGGCAGCTCTCCTTTTTTAAGAAGCGTGTTCCCAAGTTGGATGTTTCTTGTTAATTCGTGCTCTTGAGAGAACTCGTTATGCTTCAAATAGAGATTTAACTGATCATCAGCTCTAAATGCGTTTAATACGTTCACTGGACTATTCGTCTTCAAAGTTCCGTTACTGTTTTTTATTGGTTCATAATCCTTGTAAAAACTCACTACTTCGCCAATCACAATCACCTCCTGTCTTTGTTAATCATACTTACTACTGTTCTTTCTAGTTCTTGCATCGATAGTGGATTTGGAGTGTTGCTGTTAGCTATCTTAGCCAAAGACAACACATCCATCTCGTCCACTCCTCGCCATAAAAGCCCACCCACAAATTTAGCAAGCTTATCATTACGATTCCCTTCATCGCCTAATCCATTGGCAATAATCTCGAACAATTCCGTTGTTTTTGTTTTTCCGGATGTTCTACTTTTACTAACCCACGACCTTAAGCCGTCGCTGTAATCAAATTCACGTCCATTAGTGATTTTGTATTGCTGAATAATCGCTTCAATCAGCTCTCTCGATGGAGTAATCATCGTCCCTTTTTCAGGAGATTTCTCCAAATCCCATTCATATTGACCTTTATCCGTTGCGGACGGTGCAACTAATACATAATTGTTTTCATGCGCTTTGATATCCACGCCTGGAAGGAATCCAATCATTTGACTGATGTGGATATCATCACGCTTGAAATAGAATAGGTGCTTACCTCCTGATGCAGTCTTTGCTTGAAGTGTGGGCTCGATTAGGTTTAAATGTTCCCAATTCTTCAACGAATCAAATCCACTGGTTTGTCCGTGCTTGTCGATATCAATCACGAAGAAGTTTGTAGTCCTTAGTGCGATGTTCGCATTCGGATATTTATTCCAAACTTCGTTAATTCCATCAGCATCAAGAGGTGGTTTATCCGCAAATTCAATTAATGGTCTTTTAGTTGTAGGACTAATCGGGATGACCGAGAACCCTTTTTGCTGATACAACAGCGCATATTCTTTCATTGAATGCATGAGATCACCTTATTTTTAGAAAGGTAAATCGTCTTCTTCTACGTTGATTGTATCCATCACATTTTCAGCATTTTCTTCAATATCATAGTTGCGATATACCTTGTCTTCTTTTCCTTTTGTTTCAATGATTTTTAATGTGAAGTAAGAACCGACTGCTTTACGTTCTAATGCATCAGCTAATGCTCTTCCGTCTTCAAAGTCGTTCTTCATAACTTTATCTCCAACAAGTTCAATTGCTTTTGTAAAGAATTTAATTGTTCGTTCTACTGACCAAGACAAGTCTTTACCATTCCATTCGGATAATGTTCCGAAAGATACATATTCAGTACGTCCGTTAAATTCGCCATCACGAACTTCAAATGTGAATCCTAAGCTTTCCCACCCACTTGGTGCAATGTTGAATTGTGCTCGTTTTAGCACCACAGTATAATCACCAGCTGGTAATGCTGCAGGTCCATTCACGCTATCTTTACGAGGGTCAAATCCATCTTCTTTAATTTTCTTTGCAATACTTAATAAACTCATTTTTCATTTCTCCTTTAGTTTTAAAATAATTCGTCTTCGTTATTAGAAACTTCAACAGTTTCCTGTTTTGTTGGTTTTGCAACTGATTTTGTTGCTGCTTGTTGTTTTCGAGGAGGTTCAACTGCACCTCTAATTGTTGATAAGATTTTTAAAATCGCTTTGTCATCAACCTGGTCTGCGTAATAAGTCTTACGTTTTCTGTCAACTTCACGATTATAGTTATTGCCAATCTTTTCTGTATGGATCATTAAATCCGAATTCCCGTTGATAAGGTTTACGTACTTATCTTTCAAACTTGGTTTGTCTTTTGTCGCATTTCCATTATCGTCATATTCTGAAATTTGACGGCTGATGTAAATGACATTCATTGGTAATGCTTTGAGGTCAATAACCAATTCTGTAATAGCTTGGTTAAAGAAATCGTAACCTTTCCCGTATGGGATTTCAGATAATGATTTCAATCGAGGCTTGCCTGGTGGAGTTAGTTCATCACAAACCGCAATCTTAATCATCTCGATAACGTCATCAATAACATCGATTACGACTGTCTCGTATGAATGTTCTTGCGTTTGTAGAGCTAATAAGATTTCTCCGAGCTGCTTAATCACTGAATTAGTAATGCGCCCTGATTTATCTTTATCATTTAATAGTTGGATACTTGGCACGCTGTTTGCTTCCGCGTTCCCATCCGTGTTTAAAACGATTGGGTTTGGAAACTCGTTTGCTAGGTACGATTTACCACTCATGGTCTCTCCGTAAATGAAGTAATTCCGTGGAGTATCTTTTGGTACTTGTGGTTTATTTTCTGGTAATTTAAACAATTTCATTCTCCTTTATAATAAAATTCAATCACGTTTACATCGTGTTGTTGTCTACTTCCTGTTATTCGCCACAACAATTGGCGGTAATCGTCATATTCTCCAGAACCTTCTTCAACTGGATCTAGAACAACGATTGTTTGGTATTTATGCTGCAAGCCATCAACCCCGACTCCGAGAACCTGGTTCGTAGCAACTACTACTTTTCTGTCAAGTCCTTCTTGAACGTCTCCGGTCCAAATTCCGATGTTAGGATGTCGTTCTTTGATGACATTTACGATTTGTTTTGACTTGCTGACAATCAACATGTCATGCGGTGCTCTTTCGATTAATCCATCGAGTTTTAACATCAATGGAGTATCAGCATTCACTGGTTTGATTTTCGGGAAATCAACTTCTACTCCTGCTTGGTTGAGGTATCTTTCAAACGTGTTTCGTCCAAAAGATTGTTTCGCCATCGCTGTTTCACCTTTTACGGTCACAAGATTCAATTTTCTAAACTTGTCCAACATATCGGAATTTCCAGGTTCGACAGTCACTGGATAAAATTTAATCTCATATCCATTGTTCTCAATAGCGTTTTCGATTTCTTCGATTTCTTCCCATCTAAAGAAGTTTGGAAGATTATTGACGTAGCGTTCATAGTCTCTAAAATCCTCCCATTTTTCTTTTGAATAAGTGAATGGATCATAAACCATTTTTCCGTGTGCTTTTTGCCAATCAAATTTATTATTTGGGTTTGCAAAACCGAAAATCGTTTTTTCGAGTGGGTAGAAATTTTGTCCTTTTTTTCGAATAGGAGTAGCTGAAAGACCTATCGTGTATTTTCGCTTTATACGTCGATATAAGGCCACTTGCTTCTCTGATGACATATTCTGCCACTCATCAATAATCAACACGTCACAGTTTAATTTTGAGCCTTTTTTTAACATATTTTGAATACTTCGGTCTGTTGAGATAATAAACTCAACATCTGAATCAAAATTCATTTTTTTGATGGCATCTTTCCATCCTTCAAGAATCGAAAGACGGTTGTTCGTGATGATGATTTTTTTAGCGGTTTTCTCTTTTGCAATGGCTAGAGCACAGATAGTTTTACCCCTGCCCCCGAGAGCTTCAAGGAAGATACCGTATGTTGACCGCTCGCTCCTTTTAATTGCTTCAGATTGCCACTTTCTTAGTTTTAACGTTATGTTCATTCACCACCTTGCCAATATCATCGATGACTTCTTTGATATCATTTCTCATCGCCCAAAATAGTCCCAGTCTTGCTGCTGCACGTACATCTTGGTGATGGCTCTTTTCGAACTTCCACAATCCAAGTCGCTTCAGTAATTCATTCGGGATATCCGTTTGATAACCTGCATTGCGCTGCAAGATAGCGTCTGGGAAATGTAGTTGTATATAAGCGATGGTTTGCAACACCGAATTGTCTTTTGATTTGTCGTTGTCCCTAGCTTCGAATTTCTCGATAACAACAACATCACATTCAATATCTTCACCGATGTCTTCCATCCATTTTCGAAAGCCAGAAATGCCATAACTCACAACCCAATAGTCGACTAATTTTGCATTGTCTAATAAAACAATCCCTGTGGTCGATGTGTTCTTTTGGTTGCTAGAAGGGTCAATTGCTAGAATTCTCATCCTTCGACTTCTCCTTCGTAACCTGCCATATCGAATAAGTTATTTTTGTTATTTTCAACAAACTTCCAGAACGTTTTTAACTCTCTGTAATTACTGATCGTAAATGATACATCACTTTCAGACGTACACTCATCCATATATTTAGGCTTTGCAAAAATATTTAATTGATATCTTTTTCCAAAGACTTTCCCGTCTTCGTCTAAGGTGTCAACAACTGTTTCTTCAAAACCGACTTGGATGTTGAATGGTAGGAATGTAAAAATCTCAATTTTGTGTTTAGAAATTTCAATCGAGATATTCTCTGTTACTAAAATTTTGTTTTTCATTAGCGAATTCTCAATCCTTCCGTTTGTTTCAATTCGGCTCCTGGAACTTCAATTCCTCTCTTCAATATTTCTTTTAATGAAGTTTTATCCACTTTAGGCGGTTGTTGGATTAGAAATTCTTCTGGAATAGCTTTTTCGTCAGTGATGTTGACACTTGCTGGATTCTTTTGAATGGAGAAGTTAAACATTCCAGATTTGAATTTAGTCTTTCCAGTTAGTTTCATGTTGTCTTCTAAATACGTTTTTAACCATTTCACTTTATTCTCTGTGGCTTGGCGTTTCGTTTTCAAACGCTCCTCTTCTTCTTTGTAGGCAGCTACATCTGATTCGAGATTTCGAATAAGTTTAGCAAT